TGAAAGTTTGTTGTATAGATTCTAAAGCGAAATTAGTGTGTCTTCTATAAACAACTTTAAAAAAGGTAATTTGAGGATTACCAGTTAAATAAACATCTTGAGCACCATAAGCAACTAATTGTAATAAACCACCACCCATTAATTATTAATAGATTTCTATTAATATATAAGAAAAAAAATTTTTAATAAAACACAATAATTAATTAGAATAAGCTAAACCTCCCATACCCGATAAAATTCTTAATACATTATAATTTACAGCATATACAGCGATATTAGAATCTTTTCTATTAGTATCAGTAATATTAGAAGCTAATACAGTACTATCAATTCTAGACATATTTAATGTTCCAGAAGGTTGATGTTCTTCAGGTTTAATAGCGAATGAATAAACATTTATACCTCTATTTTTAGGTACGTTTGTATGATGTTGATATGGTTGAACAATATCAAAGTAAGAGCCATCTCTAGGAGCAACTCTATCATTACCATTTAATTTTATATGTGCATCAATAAAAGGATTTTTTTTATCACTGGTTGTAAAATTATTCCAATTATAAAAAGAATTAGTATTTACATCAGTAGAATCATTATTTTTTAATTTAGAAACCCATACTAATTCTTTAGAAGGATGATTAAAATTTAATCTTAATTGAGTATTATAAACTTCATCACCGGTAAATTGTAATTGTTCAATTAAATATTCATGTGATAATTGTGCGAATTTTCTTCTTTCATCAGTATCTAAATAAATATAATCAACCCAAATATCAGCTTTAAATTGTGGTAAAGTAGATATTGAATTTTGAAAAATTGTATTATTAAATTGAGAACCACATTCTTTAGAAGTTGCAAAATTAATTTTAAGTTTAACTTCGTGATATTGAAGAGCAATTAAAGGTAATGCTAAACCAATATTGCGACAGAACCAAAATTCAAGAGGAACAAATAATTTAGTAGAACTAGAAGTGGGAACAATAGATAATTCTACACCATCAGCACCAACCATTTTATCATAACCGTATCTTTTACCTTTAGGTAAAGAAAGTTCATTCCATATATACATCCATTCAGAGTAATGTTTATCAACTTGTTGTCCACCAATTTCAATATTAACATTTTTAAGTAATCTTAAACCTAAATAATTATTATAAAGATTACCAGTAGAAATAGAAGAATCATAATCTAATCCTTTAATATCAAATTCAACATAAACTCTATTAATTAAATCACCATTTCTAGATATAGTACAATTTATAGTATTACCATAACCAACAGTACCATTAATGGTCTGCATAATAGATTCAATAGAGAAATTAGTGTGTCTTCTATAAACAACTTTAAAGAAAGTAATTTGAGGATTACCAGTTAAATAAACATCTTGAGCACCATAAGCAACTAACTGTAATAAACCACCGCCCATAAATCAAAAGGTTTTACTATAAATAATAAAAGAAAAAAACAATACTTAAAAGAATTCATTAAATATAAATACATAGATAAGAATGTTTAAGGATAAAACATCTAAAAAAAGAATAAACAATGATAAATATAAAGATAATTGTACACTAGATACGATGCATCATAATATAATAGATAAATTTAAAGAGAAGACGAAAGATTATAATAATTATGTAGAATATTTATCAAAATTAAATATTGAGAAAGAAAGTATAATGTCAAATATAGTAGAATTATCAAAAGAAAAAGTGAATATACAAAGCGATGAATATGATAATTTATGGAATTCAAATATAAAAATAAAAGAAGAGATATATAAAATAAATAAAAATATAGAGGAAATAAGAAATAATAATGAGATAGAATATTATACAAATACGAGTGAGATATTATTTAATTACTATAATATGTTAGAGGATGAATCAAATAGAAATAATAATAATAAAAATAAGAAGACAGTATTAGATGCATTAAATAATAAAAAAGAGAATAAAATAAATACAGATAAAACAAATTTAGTAGATGAATATTTATCACTAACAAATAAACAATATGTAAAGAAAGTGAATAAAGAGAATATAGAGATATGTAAGGAATGTGATAATCAACTTACATGTTTACAACATGAAGCAATAATGATATGTAATAAATGTGGATATCAAGAATTATTATTAGTGGAACAAAATAGACCAATATTAAAACAAAATACAAAAGATACATCACATTTTAGTTATAAAAGAATAAATCATTTTAGAGAATGGTGTAATCAAGTACAAGGAAAAGAGAGTACAGATATACCAGATGAGATATTTGAGAGTATATTAAATGAAATAAAGAAGGAGAAGATAACAGATACGACAACAATAACATATACAAAAATGAGAGAGATATTAAAAAGATTAAGAATAAATAAATATTATGAACATATAAATTATATATTAAATAGAATAAATGGAATACCAACACCACAATTTTCATCAGAATTAGAAGATAAATTATGTTTAATGTTTAGAGATATACAGGGACCATTTTTAAAACATTGTCCGAAAGATAGAAAAAATTTTTTATCATATAGTTATGTATTATATAAATTTTTTCAAATATTAGGTTTAAATCAATATCTTAAATACTTTCCATTATTAAAAAGTAGAGAAAAATTATATCTACAAGATCAGATCTGGAAAAAGATATGTGAAGAATTGGGATATCCAATTATACCTTCTTTATAAATTTTTCTTTTTGAGTTTTTAAAACTTTTCTTAAATCAGTTTTAACATTTTTATAATATTTATTAGACATAATTAAATAAGTTGATTCAATAACTTTATTTAATTTTTTCATATTTAATTTAGAATTACCACCAGAAATTTTACTACCAAAAGAAGAAGGAGAAAAGTCAGGTAATTCAATATCTTTCATATCATAACCAGATATAGAGAAATTAACAGTATCACTAACAGTATGATAAGAGGGTTCTATTCTAGAATTAAGAACAGATAAACAAGAACCATCATTACTACCGGGAAGACAAGTATTGCCCCCAATTTTTTTCATTATATTCTAAAATATATAAACAATTAAATTATATTAAAATAATAAGATGTATTCATTTGATTATTTAAAAAGAATATATGAAAAAATAAAAGAAAATGATATTGAATATTTTAACAATATATATTATAAAAATCTAAATAAAAATTTAAAAAATATAATAATATATGAAGATTTAAATGAAAATAATATTTTATTTGAATCAATAATTATAAATAATATTGATAACAAAATAGAAAAAAAAATAAAAGATATATATATAATATGTCCATTAATATTTATAATATCATTTATTTTATCATTTAAACAATTTATTAATATGATTTAATTAGAGATACTAAAAAATAAATGAGTTATACATCAAGGGTAAATTTTGATGGAACAACAGATGAAAATTTTAGTGAATTAAATTATATATCATTAGATATAAAAAATTCAATAATAATAGGTGAAAATGCTGGACAAAATTTTTTAACAAGTGCTTCAACATTAGATTCATTTAATGTTATAATTGGTCAAAATACAGCACAAAATTCATTTGATATTGGAAATTCAGTAATAATAGGTGATAATGCTGCAAAAAATTTTAATAATGGAAAAAATAATATAATAATAGGAACAGATTATAATGATACAATAAATAATGTAAATAATTTAATATCAATAGGAAATAGTAATATAATATTATCATCATCAGAAGTATTAAATTTAAATACAATAGGAAATTCAAATATATTAAAAATAAATGAAAATAATCAAGTTTTAAATAATAATATAGTAGGAAATAGTAATTATATAGATAATCTAAATAATTCAATAATAATAGGAAATAATAATAATATATATAATACAAATATAGAAAATAATTATTTATATATTGGAAATAATTTAAAATATAAAGAAAATAATATATTAAATATATATGATTTAATTTATTATAATATAAATAATAATTTTACAAAAAATAATGAATTATATAATTATTCTAATATTGTAATATCAAATAATAATAATAATAAAATAAGTATAGGATTTAGTGATAGTAATAAAATTAAAAATATAATAGAAAATGAAAGAAATAATATATATATAAATAAAAAAAAAATAAAAGATTTTATAATAAATTTAGTAGAAAATGAATTTGAATATAATATATTATTAGAATTATCAAATGATATTTTTTATCAAAGTATAATTAATAATGAAATTCAAACAACATTTAAAATATTATCAGTTCAAAATATATATGATAATATTGATGATAAATTTACACCAAATAATGAAACAGATATACCAATAAATTATTTATATACAACTGATATAAACGAAGATTATTATAATCAAAATGAATTATTTATTGAAGAAATATTAAATGAAAGAATAATAAATGATATTAATCATACATTATATATTGATAATGGTATTAATACTAATTATATTTCAATTATAAATAGTAATAATAATTTAATATCATTATATTCATCTAAAAATTTAAGTTCAAATATATCATATATATTACCAAATGATGATTATAATTTAGAAAATAATGAAAAATATGTTTTATCAATAAAAGAAAATAATGAATTATATTGGTTATTAAGTACAGAAATAGAAGCAAATAGTGAAATAAATAATATATCAAATTATTTAAATTTAGTAGAAACAAAAACATCAAATATAAAAAATTTTAATGATGAAGATGGAAGTATATTAATTGATACAAATTTAATAGTAAATGGTAGTTTAAATGTAAATTCAATAAATATAGTTAATACACCTTTTATAACAAAAGATGATATTATAAATAATTATGATTTACAAGGTCCAATAGGTCCAAGAGGTCTCAAAGGTGATAAAGGAGATGAGGGTAATAAAGGTGATAAAGGAAATAAAGGTGATAGAGGTTTGGGATTTACAGGTGGAATATATGATAGTAATTATGGTATAATTAAATTTATAAGTAATGATGGTATAGGTTTTGAAACATTAGATGTAAGAGGTGAGAAAGGTGAAGGTTATACAGGAGCTTATTATAATTATGAAAGTAATACAATTACTTTTATTGGTACAAATGAAAGTTTAAATTTTACAACAGGTAATTTAAAAGGTGAAAAAGGTGAAAGTATTGGTGAAGTAGTATTTTATAATAGTAATAATGAATTATTAGGAAAAATTGGTGATAATTCAATTGATTCTATTGATATATTTTTACCAGATGGACCTCGTGGTATTCAAGGTCCTATAGGTTTTACTGGTATGAGAGGAGAAAAGGGAGATAAAGGTGATAAAGGTGATAAGGGTGATAAAGGTGATAAAGGTGCAGAAGGTCAAAGAGGTCAAATAGGTCCTCCAGGACCACATGGTGGACCAGTAGGACCTATGGGTGAAAAGGGTGATAAGGGTGATAAAGGTGATAAAGGAGATAAAGGTGATAAAGGTGATAAAGGTGATAATTTATCTGTAAATAATGCTGGTGAAAATATTATTATAAATAATAATCTAGAAGGTATATTAAAAATTAATGCAAATTTAGATTATAATAATATAATAAATAAACCAAATATAGTATCATTAATAAATACATCATTACCAATAAATAGTTTGTTATATAATAATGGTGTAAATTGGATACCATTAACTTTAGATATAAATAGTTTTGAAATAGTTAATAATGAATTAAAAGTAAAAAATAATAATTATTATAAAATAACACATATATCACCAGCATATTATAGTGGAACATTGAATACAGAATATACAATATTTGGTGATAATTTTAATTCAACAATAAATGTTAAATTTGTAAATAATTTAGGTCAAGAAATAACATGTCCAGTAATATATTTTGATAATATAATAAAAATAAGAGTATTATCACCAAATATAGATATAAATAATGGTCCATTTAAAATTAAATTAATAGATACTACAAATATAAATAATTCAATATTATCAGATCAAAATATAGAAATTGATACAGGACCACCAACATGGATAACACAAGGAGATTCTTATCAACATATATATAATTTAAATACAAAAATTTTTCAATTAGAAGCAATAGATCCAGATGGTAGTGTAGTATCATATCAATTAGATGATACAAGTACATTAGTAAATATATTACCAACTGATTTAAATTTAGATCAATCATCTGGAATAATATCAGGTACACCATATATAACAGGTGGTGTACAAATATATAATATATTATTTAAAGCTATATCACAAAATGATAGTACATCAAGAGATATAATAATAAAAATATTAACATTACCTACATGGAATACACCAGATGAAATTAATATTTCTGATAATACATATCAACTAGATGCAATAAGTAGTGAAAATGGATTAGAAATAACATATACAACATCAAATACAGATAATAATATATCATTATCTACATCTGGTTTAATAACAATAACAGATTTAGATTTATTAGGTGAAAATGGTACAAGTATTAATGTATCTGCAACAGATGAATATGGTTATAGTAGAAGTAAAGATATAAATATAAAAAAAGTATCTTATATTGAATGGATTTATAATTTACCTGGAACTTATCAATGGACTTGTCCAGAAAATATTACTCAAATTTCTGTAGTTGCTGTTGGTGGTGGTGGAGGTGGTGGTACTTCAACTTCATCTGGTGGTAGTGGTGGAGGAGGTGGTGGATTAATATGGGTTAATAATATAACTGTTATACCAGGTACACAATATACAATTATAGTTGGTACAGGCGGTCAAGGTTCTACTGATGGTATTAGTGATGGTCATGATGGAGGTGATACAGATTTTAATGATTTATTAATAGCTCACGGCGGTAAAGGTGGTAAAAGTACAGGCAACTCTTCTTCTAATTTAACAGGTGGTGATGGTGGACAAAGAAGTATAAATATTAGTGGTCATACAGATTATGGTGGAGGAAATGGTGGTTTTGGTGGTACAAATTATGGTTCGTGGTGTGGTGGTGGTGGTGGTGCAGGTGGATATACTGGAAATGGAGGCAATGGTAATATAAATGCGTATCATGATAATGGTCAAGATGGACAAGGTGGTGGTGGTGGTGGTGGTGCTGTTTTTGATGGTGCAGGTAATAGTGCACCTGGTGGAGGAGTAGGAATATATGGTCAAGGAACAAATGGTGTTGGTGGTACTGGCGGACATGGTAATGGATTTAATGCTTCTGCTGGTAAATCTGGCAGTGGTGGTATTGAAGCTATTAATGAAAATGATCCTGATAGCTCTTATGGTGGTATTTCAATAGCTGGTAAATATGGAGGAGGTGGTGGTGGTATGTCACATCATGCATATGGTTATAGTAATGGTGGTAATGGTGCATTAAGAATAATATATAATCTAGAAGCATCATTTCCAAGTACAAAAGTATCTAGTTCAGATTATCATATTACATATACAAATGAAAATGCCACAGCATCTAGTATATAAAAAATATATATAAATAGATAATTATAATATTACTAAAATAATATATAAATAATTCGGAAATTAATATTATTAATGATTTTATAGGATAGATAAGCAAAATATCCGCAAATTATAAATAAATTATATAATAAATATAAATATAAATACAAATATTATATGTAAAAATAAAAAATTCTATATATATAGAATTATTATTAAAATGGATGGTACAGATATATTAATAATAATGTTAATATGTTTTTTTGTATTAATAATAGGAATATTTATAATAAGTAATTATAATATTAAATTAATTGAAAAATATACTGATGCATCAGAATCTTGTTCTGTAGTTAAACCAGTTGGTAGAGATTTTGGTGGTACATATTGTGATGGATTAACAGTAAATTCTGAAACAATTTTTGCAGTTGATCGAAACCCAAATAGAGAAGAAGCAGAAACAGCACTTAGAAATAAACTACAAGAAGAATGTAATAAAAATCCACAATGTAAAGGTTTTACAACATTTGTTGATAATCAATATACAGTAACAGATCAAATTTCTAATAATTGGTTTTTGGATAATTATTTAAAAAAAAAATATAAAGAAGAAAATAAACCTTCCTATAAAATATATCAAGATTATGGAACATGGAAAGAAAATAACGATTTAGTAGTTGATAGAAATTCTGAATTTCATGTTCCAATTGGTAAATTATGTATAGATGGATGGGGTGGTTCTTTAAGAAATCATCCTGAATTTGGAGAAACATTTTATGGGGAACCTCCAAGTGTAGGATATGAAGATTTTAAAAAGCATTTTAAAGTAGAAGGTCATGATGATCCAACAGAACCAAGATATTTAATAAGAAAACCAAAAAATGGTAAAATGGAAAATAGTTATTTAAATTTACGAACTTATCGTTGTCAAGATAAGTGTCCAGCAGGACAAGGAGTTCAATCTACAACACCAGAAGAAAAAGCGGAATATGGTGATTTTAAATGTTCTGAATGTCCAGATTTTCAATATAGTCTTTCACATGAAAAAGAATGTAAACCTTGTAATAATAGTTTATGTCAAGCTGGAACAGTAATGATAGAATGTGATAAAAAAACAGGAGGTGTAGTATGTGGTCCTGCTTCTACTACATCTGAATAAAGTAAAAATTATCAATCAAATCGTAGTATAGATTTAGATTTAGAAATTTCTTGATAATTAGAGATTTTAATATTATTTTTTTTAAAATTATTATTGGTAATCATATTATTATAAATAGAATCATAATTATTAATAGCATAAGTAATAATATTATTATTAAAAATCCATCTAAAAAAATTTAATTGTCCAATAGTAGTTTCAATGGAATCATTATCATCAATAAAAAATGTAATTCTTTCGTGTCTTCTAAAAGTATCAAAATTTAATTTAGCATAAGATTTAAGTTGTGCACGATATTCGAGATAAAGATTAATTTTTTTATAATTTAAATTTTCATCTGGTAAATTATCAAAAATATCATCATTATAAATCCAATAAATAATATTATAATTTTTAGAATAATGTGTTACAAGCCAATCAATAAGTCTTAAAGAAAGTTTATGATTACCAGTAATAATATTTTTAAATAAGATTTTAAATTTGTAATTTTTATTATAAAAATCATTTAATGAAGTTAATAATAATTCTTGACAATTATTTTTATACATTAAAATAATAAATATATTAAATAAATAAAAAGTTAATTCTTTAAGTATTTAGAAATTGTAAAAATAAAAAAAAATTAATTAGGAGCGGAACCAATATCTAATAAACCATTAATACGATTATCAGGTTCAATAGTACTAATACCCCAAGGACTAACAGGAATTTGTGGATTAGGAGGTTCATATCTTAATTGTAAATTAGCATTTCTTAAAGATTGTCCAACAGTATTGATTCCGATATGATAACCAGCAGTTAAGAAATTTTGGTCTTGAATATCACCAGCACCAGCGGGATTAACTTTAGCCCATTTAGAATTAGCATCTTTAGGTAAAAGATCGTCCGATATTAATCTATCTCTAGAATAAACGGAATCATTAACTTCTTTTTTAAGTTCAGGAATTAATTTTTCATCAGTATGAACATTAATATTTTCATCTAAAATTTCATTATATGAATTACCAGTAGGTTCAGAAGCATCAACATTATCAACAAAGAAATCAGATTCTGAACCAATACTTTTATCAACCGAAAAATCAGTTGATTTTTGTGCAATTTTACCAACAGAATTAATTTTTCTCACAGCTTCTCTATCTCTATTAGCTGCTTCTACAGGATCACCTAAAAATTGTTCTACATTATCCATTTGACATTTAGAATTATAAGTAATAAAAAGTAAAAGTATTAATAGTATAAATAAAACTAATGAAAAAGAAATAACAACTGTATTATTATTGGAAGCCATCCCTCAATATTTTCTTTCTATCTATTATCATTAATAGATAAAATATTCTTAATATTATTTTTTAAGATATTTATTTTATTATCCCAAAGTTTATCATTATTATTAATATTTTTAATTTCAGTTAATAAATTTTTATTAATATCAATAAAATTATTAATTTTATTAATTTTAGTATGATAATCTAAAATAATATTATTTAAATTACTGATAGTTTCATTTAATGTATTAGACCATTCTTCTTCTATTTCATTTTTATTAAAATAATCATCATCTATATTATTATAATCCGAAATATAAATTTCTTTAATTAACCATTTATTTTGTAATTTTTCTTTAAAAATATAAAAACCAATATGTTTTAATTTAATACTAATTAGATATTTATTATCTTTTAATAAATTTAATAAATTATTATTTAAATCAATATTATTATTATTAAAAAAAATATTAGTTTTATTACACAATATAGCATCAATAGTATTTGTTTGAGAACAAAAAGAGTATTGAAATAATTTTTTTAATTCTTCATAATTTAAATTATTATCAAACCAAGAATAATTATTAATAGCTAAAAATTCAAATAATTCATCATCAATATTTTTAATATCATAAATTTCATTATTATTAATATAAACTTTTAATTTAATAGCATTACTATTATTAGATATTTTAGTAAAATTATTTATTTTACAATCATATAAATTAATATTAATTTCTTTAGTAGATTCCGAAATATAAGCTTTTTTTTTAAAGTATGGTTTTTTTAATGATATGTTCATTTTAAATTAATTAATATATTCTGTTTATAAGTAACAAATAGCTTAAAATAATTATGACGCAAGAAGAAAATTGTAATATTGAAAATGATGATAATATAGCATCATTTATAATGTCATTTTTAAAAGATGAGTTTTTAAAACAAAATATAAAAAAAGAAATAATAAAACCATTATTAATACATTTATTATATTATATAATTCCATTTGTAATACTATTTGTATTAATAAATTTTTTAACAACAATTGTAGCGGTATTTTTAGCTTTTCATTATAAATTTTCATTATAAATTTTCATAATACATATTATTATCAATATTATTATTAATAATAGATAAAGAATATAATTTATCATAAGTATAATTATTATAATTTTTAACTATAAACCAACCACGATTATAAGTTTCTTTATTAGTTTCAAAAGGTTCTTTCATAATAATATATATATTATTATTATATAATAATGAAATATATTCAGAATCAGACATTACAAATATTAATTATTTATATATAATCATTTTTTATATATTTATAAATGCGAAAATAAAGAATAAATTATTAGATATATATTTATTAAATGAGTGAATTAGAAATAAAAAATCTAAATGAACTTTTAAATTTTGATAATTCAAAAAAAGAATATATTTTAGATAAATTATTAGAAACACATAGTGATAAATATTATAATAATATAAATAATATTGAAGTATCTAAAGAAGTATATATTGATACAAATATAGAAAAATGGGCATATGATTTACCGGAATTAACAGGTAGTAAAAAATTATTAATTAAAATATTAAATAATCCAATTAATGATATTGAATTATTAAAAAAGAGACAAAATAGTTATATTAAAAATTATGATAGTGTATCTTTTAAAATTTTAAAAGATTTTGAAAATGATATTTTATGGACTTATAAATTAAATGAAGATATATTAGATGATAATGCTATTAATATATTATTTCCTTCTAATTTTATATATTCATATATAAATTTAATAGAACCTTTATTAGATTCTTATCATTTTTATAAAATAGGTTTTATACCATTATCATCTTTATTTTATCCAATAACAAGTTTTATAGCACCATATTATTATATTAATAAATATATAAAAATAAATTTAACTTTTACTAAATATTTATCATTAATAAAAAATTTTATAATATTATTTTTTAAATCATCCGGTAATATTAAAATTGATAGTTTAAAAATAATATTTTTTTTCATTTATAGTTTTCTATATTTTTATAATATATATCAAACATTTGAATTTGCTACCATTTTATATAAAACAAAACAAAATTTACATAAAAAAATGCAAGGTTTAATTAATTTTATAAATGAATCAAATAATATTATAGAAGACTTTAATTTAGAAAAAGATCAAGAAACATTATTATCACCATTTATAAAAAATTATTATAAATCTTCTGATATTAAATTAAAAAATACAATGACTGATATATATAAATTATGGAAAAATGAAAATATTAAAAATAATATTAGTAATTTATTAATTACTATATATACATATGATATTATTAATTCATTAAGTAAATTATATATTAATAATTATAATTTAGTTGAATATGATTTAAATAATTCAACTAAAATATGGAATATGAAAAATCCATTACTTAATAATAATCAAGTTTCAAATCCAATTAATTTATCAAAAAATATTATTATTACTGGTCCTAATGCAGCAGGTAAAACAACATATGTTAAATCTATATTATCTAATGTAATATTATCTCAAACATTCGGTATTATATATGGTTCAAAATCAAGTATGCAAATTTATGATTGTATATATTCATTTATGAGAATTTCAGATGAAATTGGAAGTAAATCTTATTTTGAAGCAGAAGCAGAACTTTGTCTTAAAATGATTAATAAATCTAATGAATTATTAAAAAATAATAAGAAAGGTTTATTTTTAATGGACGAACCAATGCATTCTACACCACCAACTGAAGGTATGTCAACTGCATATGCAGTTTCTGAAAATATTGGTTTAAATAATAATATATCTATTATAATTACTACACATTTTTATAAATTAACATTATTAGAAAAAAAATATCCTAATAATTTTATTAACTTATGTGTTCATGCTATTGAAAATAAAGATGAATCATTTTATTTTCCTTATAAAATTAAAAAAGGCAGTTCTTGTCAATGTATTGCTATTGAATTATTAAAAAATAAAAATTTTCCAAAATCTGTTATTACAAGTGCGAAAAATATGAAAGAATTAATAACTAATGATATTTTAAGTTAAATATATATTATGTTCAATTTTAATTTTAAATTAAATGATATTTACTATTATTTATTTGGTTTAATAGGATTAATAAGTATTTTAATTATATTATATTTTTGGAGAAAATTATCTAATTTAAATAATTTAAATAATTCATTAGAAAAAAAAAATTCTTTACTCAAAAAAGAAAATAAAGAACTTAAAGATAAAAAAAATACTGATAATTTTAATGATAATGAAATGAAAGATATTTTTCCTGTTGATATTGAAAATAGTCTTAATAATATTATTAATGATGATAATAATTATGATAATGAAAATTTTGATAATATAGAACAATTAAATACTAATACAGTATTTTTATTTCAACATAATATTGAACCTTTAAAAAATAATACAGAATTATCTTCAGAAAATAAAATTGAAGAATTAAATGATAATAATGAAATTATTGAAGAAGATATAATTATAGATGAACATGAAAATATAGATTTAAATGATAATTCTGAAAATATAATAGATGATATAAAACAAGATGTAACTATTGACAATATTGTTGAAGAAATTATTAAACCAACTATAGATAATAATATATCGGATAATAATGAAATAGATTTAATTTCTAATCCTTCTGAAAATAATTCTACTAATGAAAATTATACTAAATCTAAATTAAATAAATTAAATCTTGATAAACTTCGTGAAATATGTAACAATAATAATATTTCATCTGATGGTACTAAACAAATTATAATTGAAAGAATACTTTCATTATAATTTTATTCTTAAATAAAATTCTCATTTATCTTATAGAGATATATATATATTTATTTAAATGTCAATGTCAAATAATTATATGTGCCCCGTTAGAATGTCAGATGGTCGTGTTATTACTGATTATAGACCTAAATCAACTGTTAATTTTGAATTAGTTGAAGAAGTTGGTAAAAAAAATTTACCTAAAAGTAGTTATGAAACTAGAATGTATTTACAATCTAATGCTTCTACAATTATGGAAAATGAAACAAAAAAATCTTTTGAAAATTTAATGCCTTATAAAAAATGTAAAGGTTCTGGAGAATCTAATACTGAATTACCACAAAAATATATTGTATCTTGTGATGCTGTATCTTGTACTAAAAAATTATTTGATCAAAATGGTTTAGGTAATGGTTATACTACTGATACTTCTGTTTCTTCTTCACCTTTATTACAATAAATAATTTATATTTTTTTTTTATAAATAATTTATATAGATAAGATATATAATTATGAAATATAATAATCAATATGTTTCTGGAGAAATTACTATTTTAAATAATAATATTATAAATATTAAAGGTTCTATTAATACTAATTTAGAATCTTATATTATTGCTTCTAGTTCACCTGATAATTTAATCAATTATAGTGGTTCTAAATTACCTTATCCAAATGAACAAATAGCTTTTGATAATACTAATAATTATCATGATATTAAAAATAATAATTATAATATTAATTTTAAATATCCTAACAGTTATTATTGTGTAGATGGATATACAATTATTAATCCTTCTGTTTTTTTTGTTATAAAAGAAAAAAATAAACCAATTATTATTAAAGTTGAATTACCAAATAATAAACCATTAAAAACACTTATTAATAGAAATTTAGAACATGACCCCGATTTTTATAATTCAAAATATAATGTTTTACCTGTTGCTACTGCTGAACAAAATATGTATAATTTAGCAAAATATAAATTATCTGCTAATAAAGCTTAATTTAATTCTTTAAATCATCGGCGTATAATAACAATGTTTTATCTGATATTAATTGTCTTGATATATGTCTACATTGACATATACATTCATTACAATTTATTTTAATATCTATTTTTCTTTTTTTTTTAATATGTTCATAAATACTTTCAATTACTTTAATTTCTATTTCTTCTTCTAAATTACTTTCATACGGTCTGTTTTTTTTATGTCTATCACAACAATTACATTCATTTAAATAATTTAAAATTTCATTTCTATTTTTATTTTCATAAATTATTTTATTATACAATTCTTTTATACTTATCATTTATATATTTATATTTAATTAAAATTTAATATCATTTTTTATTAGAATTATTAAATTATATGTGGCAAAATATTAATGATTATATAAAATTAAGATATAATAATAAAATTTTTTTTTCTAAATATAATATTATAACTTTTACAAATGGATGGGGTGATGATTCTTCATCTGTTGGTTTTATTTATTGTCCTATTAAAGTTTATAAAGATGCTTTAGATATATAAAACAATAAAAAAATGATAAATTAATATATTCATATTATTTATGTCTAATAATTTAATAATAGTTGAAAGCTATACTAAAACTAAAACTATTTATAAATATTTAAATGATTCTAATAATAAATATATTGTAACATTTTCACAAGGACATTTTTGTGATTTATCTAAAGATAATATTGGTATAGATACTAATACATGGAAAGGTAATTATATTGTCACTAAAAAATCTATATTAAATAATATTAGAAAATATATTAATGATGTTGATAATATTTATATTGCATCAGATCCTGATACAGAAGGTGAGGCAATTGCTTTTCATATAAAAAATCATATTAAAGATTTAATTAAAAATAAAAATTGTTATAGAATTAAATTTAATGAAATTACAAAAAATGCTATTTTAAATGCTATTGATAATCCTCTAGATATTGATATGAATTTAGTTGAAGCACAAGAAACACGTAGATTTTTAGATAGAATTGTAGGTTATAAATTATCTCCTATATTATGGAATAAATTTAATAATAAATTTTTAAGTGTTGGTAGAGTACAATCTGTTGCTTTATTATTTTGTATTAATCAATTAAATGAAATTAATAATCATAATATTGAAAAATTTTGGATTTTAAGTGGTAAATTTAAATTAGATAATGATATTAAATTAGATTGTACATCTATTAAAATTGATAATGAAAATAATATAATTAATATATTAAATTTACTTGATGATAAATCAAATATTTTTAAACTTAATTTTAATATTTCTAATTATAATGATTTTCCATTACCACCTTATTGTACTACTTCTTTACAACAAGATTCTTATAATTTACTAAAATTCTCATCTAAAAAAACAATGGAAATTGCACAAAAATTATATGAAAATGGATATATTACATATATGAGAACAGATTCAGTAAATATATCTGATGATTTTAAATATAAATTAAAAAAATATATTATTGAAAATTATGGTAATGATTTATTTGTATTTAGAAATTTTAAAAATAAAATAATTAATTCTCAATTAGCACATGAAGCTATTAGAATTACTAATCCTAAATTAATTAATATTAAACAATCTGATGAAATTAATGATAATCATATTAAATTATATAATTTAATATGGAAAAGAACAATATCATCACAAATGAAAGAAGCAATTTATACTAAAATTAATATTGAAATAAAATCAAAAAAATGTTTAGAATATATATTTAAAACAGAAAAATCATTTTTAACAGAAAAGGGATATTTAATTATATATAATAAAGAAATAGAAGATTATAAAATATTTTATAATTTATTAAAAAATAATAAAAATATTAAACCTATATCTTTCTCATTTAATTGTGATATTAATCAACCTAAATCATTATATAATGAAGTTGCATTAATAAAAAAATTAGAAAAAGAAGGTATTGGAAGACCTTCTACATATGCTACAATTATTGATAAACTTTATACAAAAAAATATGTTATTAAAGGTACAAATCCACAAATTAAAATAGATATTAAAAATTATAATAAAAAACATTTAAAAGATATTGAAATTACTAATAAAACTATAAAAACTGGTGGTAAAAATAATGATTTATTAGTACCCACAGATTTAGGTATTAATATTATTAATTATTTAAATGATATTATACCTTTTATTATTAATATTAATTTTACAGCAGATATGGAATATGGATTAGATGAAATATCTAATGGTAAAATTAAAAAAGAAAATATCTTAAATGAATTTTATAATAAAATAAAACCTATTATTAATAATTATGGTATTATTAATAATACTAATTCTATAAAAAAAGAAGGTATTATTAATACTAAATATGGTTATTGTTATTATCATGAAAAAGATAATAGATATGTTAATATAGAATCTTATTTACAATGGAAAAAAAAAAGTGTTGAACAATTAGAATCTAATGAAATTATATTTTTAAAATCTTTGCCTTTTAAATTAGATAATGGTAATACATTACATATTGGTAAATATGGATTATATTTAAAAGATCAAAATAATACTAATATTAAATTAGATAAAAAATTATGGAATGATTTTATTTAATTTTATCATTATTTATTCCTAATAATATACTTTTTGTTGTATTTATTAATACTTCATCTTGTTTATATAATATACTATATTCTTTTGCTATTTTTATTAAATTATTCATTACATTTTCATCATTTTTATGTATCAATGTTAATTTATATGTTAACTCTTTTTCTCCTTCCCAATATCCAATGTCTTTCGATACTGTAAAATTTTTAAAACGATTATTTATATTATTATTTACAAATTTTAACCATTCTATATTTGTTACATATTTACTAAATTTATTTTTATTTATTTTTGTTCCAAAATAACATATTGTAGTATACCAACACATATATATATATTATCTTTTTTATTTCTATTATATTTTATTGTAACTATTTTTATTTAATAAATTTTTATATTTTTCTAATAAATCATCAAATAATTTAGAATTTGTTTTATTTATTTCTATTACTTTTTTCATTGATTTCATTAATTCTTCATTTTCTAATTTTATTTTTTTTACTAATTCTATTTCTATTTTGCTATCTAATATATTTTTCTTTAATTCTATATTTTCTACTTTTAATGTTAATAATTCTTTATTATTTTCTTTATATAATTTATATAAATTTAAATAACATATTGTTATATATATCAAAAATTCTATTAATTCTTTTCTATTAAATAATTTTATATGTCTATTATTGCATGTTCTACAATAGGGACAATTATATTTAATAAATATTTCTTTTCTTTTTTCATATATTAATGTTGATCTTGAACTTAAATTATTACAACATTCTATACATATTGAATTTTTACATTCAAAACAATATAAATTCTCACTTATTTGTTTATTTGAACATATAGTACATATATTTTTATCCATTTTATTTATTCATTAAAATATAATTATATATTTATTATTATTTTTTATAAAATTTTTTTAAATTATGATTTAATTTATGTAATTCTTCTGCTATTTTTCCCATACTTTCTGATATTGAAACCCCTTCACTATTATGAAATGTTTCTATAAATAATTCTCTTAATTCTGCTGTATTTGAATTTTCTGATTCATAATCAAATATATCATCATCTCCCAATTCTTCATCCGAATCTTCTTCGGAATCTTCTTCGGAATCTTCTTCTGAATCTGATGAATCATTTTCTGATATATCTATTTCTATATTCGCTTCATTTTCATCTGAATCATCTGATGATGATGTATCATCTTCTACTATTTCTACTTTTTTTTTTGATTTTTTTTTACAACAATCATCTTTTTTTTTTGATTTTTTTAATGAACTAAATCCTGATAATAATTTTTCTATAGATTTATCATTTGATTTATCGTCTTCTTCATCAGAACATATACTATTTTTATCTTCCACTACAGTTTCGCTACTCATAATATAATTTTTTTTATTGTTAATTCTTTATATATTTTTAATTATTATTAATAATATAGAGAGAGTGTTAATATGAATACCAAATTTATATGGATATTAGCTTTTTTAACTGGATTATTTATAATTTTAAGTGTTATTATTTTAAATAATTTTTTTATTAATTATAATGTTGAAAATTTTGTTTATGATAATATTACTAATTCACCTGATAATACTAATAATATTGATACTACTAATATAAATAATACTAATAATAATACTAATAATAATACTAATAATAATAATCATAATAATAATAATAATAATCATAATCATAATGATAATAATAATAATAATAATAATAATGATAATGATAATGATAATGATATTGTTTATAATACAAAAAGTAATAAAAAAGAAAATAATAATAAATTAAAAAGCAGTGAAAAAGATTTAAATAATAAAAAAAATTTATGTTATTCAAAATTTAGATCATCAAATATAAAACAAAATACTGAAAATTTTGATGAAATTCCATTTAAAGATGATATTATTATGGCTATTAATACATATAATAATACTTTTCCTAAAATATATAATTCAAAATTAAAATGGTATGATGAATATAATTATGATAATAATTCTAATGAAGATGAAAATGATAATTTATGGTTTAATATAAATAATACAATAAAATTAATTAAATATGATAATAAGATTTCATCGGCAAATTTAAATAATGTTGAATTAAAAGGTCCAGATTCAACAAAATTTACAGATGATAATGATTATAAATTAAAACCATTTACATCAACATTTGTTATGAAAATAAATGAATTAAAAGAAAAAAATAGATTATTTCAAATGGGATTACAATCAATTGATACACTATCAAATAAAAATATAGGAAATTTTATATCATTAAATATAAATAAGATAATTAATAATAAAGATAGTGAAAATTGTAAAACAAATATAGAATTTGTATTAGATTTTGCTGGTCAAAAAAATAAATTTAATCATGTATATACTATTAATAATATATTAAATAGAGAATTATTTATTGCAATTATATTTGATGGTAAATATATAAAATTAATTATAGATGATATAGATGAGGAATATTTATTTAAAAATACTAATATAATAGAAGAATTAAAATTAGGTTCGAATCCTTTAATTATTAATAGAAATGGTAGTTTAAATATGGAATTATATTCATTTACTTTTTATAAAAAAATATTAAATAATATAGATATTGATTTATATATTAAATATAATTCAAATAATATATATAAAATAAAAGATTTAAATAATAAAAATAAAAAACTATTAGAAGAAATTGACAAATCAAATATAGAGAATGCATCAAAATTAAAAACATTATATAATGAATTAAGTAATAAAGATAAAGAGTTAGAAAGATTAAAAAGAGAGTATAATAATTTATTAAAAATTAAATAAATTAATATAAGAAATATATTATAAATATTGTATATATATTATGTCATCACAAATAAAAGCATCTATTATGATATTAACACAAAATACAATTGAAAGAAAAGTATATTTAAAAACAACATTATATTTTTTATTTAGAAATTTTAATAATAAATATAAATATCCTATTACTATTTTACATGAAGGTGATTATAAAGAAAGAGATATTAAAGAAATAATATCAGGTATTAGGGGTGATGAATGTAAATCATTAATTAATTTTAAAGAATTAAATAAAGAAGATTTTGAATTACCTTCACATATTAATAAAGAAATTTTAGAAAAAAGTATAAATACTCAAATTGTACCTTATTGGAGAAATAAAAAATATAGATTAATGTGTAATTTTTGGTTTAAAAATTTTATTAAATATTGTGATAATTATGATTATATTATGAGATTAGATGATGATAGTATAATTGAAGAACCAATAAATACAGATGTTTTTAAATTATTAAAAGAAAATGATCATGTATATATGTCTAATATTGTTCATGTTGATTGTGGATTATGTAATTATAATATGAAAGAATTATTTAGTAATTTATTTCCTGATAAAAAAGATGAATTAGATAAATTATTTGTTAGTGCAAATATTAGTAAAGATCATAATATTTATAATAAATTTAAAGAATTATATAAAATAATAAATAATACTGATTATAATGATGATAATATTAATATTAATATGCCTATAATGTATTATAATAATTTTTTTGTTACAGATGTTAATTTTTGGAAAAGAAATGATGTTAAAAATTATGTATCTATTATATCAAATAATCCTAATTTTTATTATTATAGATATGGTGATGCTCCATTACAAACAATATTATTATCATTATTAGAACCAAATAAAATAACACGAACTGTTTTTAAATATTCAAAAAAATTACAAAGAGAAGCATTTATTGATTTAAATAATAATATACATTCTTTTATGCCTAATAATTATGATAATAGTTCTTGTGTTATTGTAAATAAAAAATGATATTATTATATATAATATATATAAAAGTTATTAATTATGATATATATAGGTGCTCATATTAATAAAGAAAATTCTATATTAAAAACTATTCAAAATATTAATTCTAATAATGGTAATGTTTTGCAAATTTTTGCTTCATCACCTATGAATAGTACACCTCCTAATTTAACAAATATTAAAAATGAAAAAGATGATATTATTAATTATTGCAATAATAATAATATTAAATTAATTGTACACGGCTCGTATGTTATTAATTTAGCAAATACAAATATTAATAAAAGATATACAGATATTAATAATAGATGGTGGATAAAATTATTAATTAGTGAACTAGATGCTTCTGAAATACTAAATAGTATTGGTGTAGTTATACATGTTGGTAAACATACTACTTTTACTAAAGAAGATGGTTTAAAAAATATGTATGATAGTATTAAATATATTATTAACTATTTAAAAATAAATAAATATAATACTAAATTAATAATTGAAAATCCTGCGGGTGTTGGTACAGAACTATTGAAAACACCAGATGAATTTATTGAATTTTATAATAAATTTAATAATGATGAAAAAAAATATTTAGGTATTTGTATTGATACTGCTCATATTTGGTCTTCTGGTTTTGAATTAAATGAATATATAAATTATTTTAAATCTTATAAAGATGATATTTTAGCAATTCATTTAAATAATAGTAAAGTAATAAAAGGTGCTTCATTAGATAGACATGAAACACTTTTTAAAGGTAATATAGATTATAATGATTTTAAACCATTTTTAAAATTTTTAAATAAAAAAACATTAATTATTTTAGAAACTCCTTCTAATAATTATAATACTGAAATTAAATGGCTTAAAAATATATATAAATAAAAAACTTTAATTAAATTATTTAATCTCGTTATAAATAATTAAATTATATATAATTGTATTAGTGTTTTTATTATAATTAAAATATTATATATCTTTAATATGTATATATAAATATACATTTTTTTATTTTAAAATTATATAACTAATTTTTTCATAAAAAAAATGATAATTATTTATTTTTTTTTCTATTATGTTAAAATATATAATATTTTTAATTTTAATAATTAATATTTTATCTATTGATTCAATGTTTATTAATAAATTTAAATTTATTAAATTTAGATATAATAAAAGCAATAAAAAAAAAATATATAGAACTGATTTATATAATTATACTACTTATTATAATAAATCAAATTTTAAAAAATCTTATATTAATTATTATTATAGATATTATAATAATTAATTAAATAAAAATTTTGTATTAAAATCTTTTATATTTTCTATATTTAATTTATTATCTTTTTTTTTCATTATTTTTATTAATTTTAAAAAAAATGTATCTTTCTTTACATTTGTATCTACCATTTTTATATAATTCCATTCTATTTTTTTATCTTTTTTATATTTTTTATTATTTATTTTTTTATCTATATATGGTATCTCTATTGTATTTCTTATAAAATTTTCTATTTTTAAATCTTTTAATATTTTATTTTTAATATTATATTTTCTTTTTAACTTACTTATTATATTATAAGGTTTTGTATAATTATAATCTGGACATGTTAATTGTTTATTTGGATAATCTGCTAAATTATCTCTTATATTGTCTATAAATATTAATCTATTATTAAAAACTTCTAATATATTTTTTTTTTCATTTAATTTTGGATATTTATATTTTAATTTATTTATAATTATTTTATAAACATTTAATAATGATTTTGACATATCCATATTTGAATTTTCTCTTGTAAAATATGGTTTATTAAATTTTATATTTGATGCTTTTTCTATATTTGATACTAATCCATTATGTGTCCATGTATATGTTGAATTTGTATATACATATATTTCTACATTTTTATATTTTTTTTTTATAAATTTTATAAATTCTTTGAAATATGGTCTTAATAATCCTTGTTTTAAATTTTTTACAAAATTTATTTTTTTTAAACATTCTTTATTTATATCTTTACTTTCACAGTTTGTTTTTATTAATTCTAAAAATTCATATTCTATTATTTGATATTTTATATTTCCTATTATACAATTATCTATATCAAATATAAATATATTTGGTAATTTTATATTTTTCATTATATTATTACTTATAGTATTTATTTTTTTTATATATATATATTAGAATTAATATGAATAAAAAAAATAATTATCTTGATGAATTAAATGAAGCAACTAAAACCTCTATAGAATTATTGAATTGTAATAAAAAAAATTGTAATAAAAAGTTAAATGCTTATTTAAATAAAAAAAAAGATTTTTATAAAAAAATTCATATTTTA